CAACGTTACGTCATCGAAGCACTCACCTCCGAGAACGAGAGGTTGCGAGAGGCTTTGGAGCCTTTAGCAAATAAGGGGCGATTATATCTTGACGCGCTTGACGTCGAAAAAGCCCGTGCAGCACTGGAGAAGCAACCATGACCACAGAAACACCACCCGCTTGGAGCCTAGCCATGGCTCGCAGCGAAATGGGGTTTGACATTGCCGCTGGGTCGCTGGCAATCGATCCCATCGCTGCAGAAGGACTGCCGGAAAATGACAATGAAGCAGTTTTGATCAAGGCCCGCGAACTGGCGATTGAAAATATGCGCCCCGGCCTTGTCGTGGAACGCGCGATCCGCAACGGTGCTTATGACAAAGGCACCATGATAACCAAGTGGATCCCAGTGGTTCTGGCTAATCGTGAGGAGGCAATCGAGGAGTAAGACGGGGGCAGTGTGCTTCAATGAGAGGCCGCCCCCGTGCGATTGGTTATTGCTAACCGATTTTGCCTAATTTTGCAAGGATTGATAGGGCGCTCGGCCCCCATACGGTGAGCCTTTATCCCTTTTATCCCACCGGCAATGCCAACAGGGAAGCGATTGGAAGTAATCAATACCCTCGATCACCTTCGCCCAGCGGCTGCCATTTAATTAAATCAGCCCAATGGGCCTTGACATAGCGTTCAGCAAAAGGCTGGCGCAACTTTAATCTCCAGACCATGCGTTCGATGCTAGGGTGGTAAGTTCCCATCCTAGCATCTTCGTTTGTGTAGAGATTAGGATCAATCGGATCTATGTCAGACCAATGCCCCTTGGCGACATAAGGGCTGTCAGAACGGACCATTGACCGCGCCTGTATCCGATATTCGCTTTCCATGTTTTCGCGTTTGTAAAACAGCTTGATCGCGGCAATCTCAATAGCCTGGCCGGTCAACTCCCGATCATCCAAGTTAAACGGAATCAGGCGAAGCGTAACAGCCAGCATGAATGCCACGCCAGACGCGGCCAGAGCGCCGCACAGCGCATCATCAAGTCCAAGGGCATATCCGCCCCACGCAGCAGCCCAGAGCGCCACAGGGACGCCCCAGAACCAGAATAGATATTTGGTAAACTCGTACCATTCCTGAAGCAAGACGGCAGCAAAGTATCGTGTGCCAGTGTGGATCTTAATCCCGGTCGGCCCGTTCTGGGCAAAGTGCCTATCGTTCTTGATGATCTTAATTAGCATTGGCTGGGCAATCATTCTCGCAAATACAAACGAACTTGCTGTTATGTTGCTCGATCAGCTTTATCGTTTCAGCCGTGTCTTTCGTGCTATCGTAGCTGATCGGCTTGGCTATCTCGCAATAGCTATTGATCGGTGCGGGATCGGTCAAATCGGTTACGCAACCGTTCATCGCGCTCAGGATCAGGAACATTGACGGCAGCTTCACCCAATTCGATCTGGCGATTGATAGCATCGTTCACTTCCTTGATGGTTTCCTGACGGCCCTGCTGCCTAAGCTTATTATCAGACCATGCTTTCCAAAGACGATCAATCAATGATAGCAAAGATGATAATAGCTTAATCATGTTTTAAAATCTCTGCAAAAGATGTATACATGAAGGCGACGGATGCTGTTTACATCGCGTCGCCCATCAGCCGAACGTAGGAGGTTCGAATGACAGATAAAACACTACCAGACCTAGATTATCTGCGCAACTTTTTGCATTACGATCCAGAGCAAGGTATATTTTATCATAAACTGACACATGGCAGGGCCAAAGCTGGCGATGCAGCTGGGTGCGTTCACATAGATGGATATTTACGGATACAAGTCAAAAAACGTAGCTATGCAGCGCATCGTCTTGTGTGGCTTTGGGAGACAGGTGCTTGGCCTAAGCGGCATATAGACCACATCGACGGCAATAAAATAAATAACCGAATTTCAAACCTTCGAGATGTCAACCAATCTGTCAATATGCAGAATTTAAAGAAGGCTAGCGCGGTTAATAAAACCGGATTTTTAGGCGTGTGGTTTGAAAAAGGCCCACAAAAATATCGTGCTGCGATACGACTAAATGGAAAACGCCTATATTTAGGATATTATGCGACGCCAGAAGAAGCCAGCGCCGCATATTTTAAAGCCAAAAAGAACTTACATGAAGGGTATGTTTTTTGATTTTACGTAGGGTGTTGAGGGACGCTCGCTCGCAGGAAAACTAGAGCGGCAGCGGTGAATGCCGCATTTGCTGCTGTCATTGCATCCACGTCGCCTACAAGATAGCTAGCGGCGGCTGTTAGAATCCCAAGGGCAGCCATGACATAAGTGCGATAACCTTTAAGCATATTATTCTCCTACGCTTCATTCTGGGAGACCTTGCCCCCAGTCATGTAGACGGGTTTGCCGATCACTGGCTCACCCTTGGGCCAGCGCGATGCAACCAAGCGGGTCTTGCCTAGCTTCATCACGTTGACAGCGTTGCCTTGGTTTCCACCAAGCACAAAATAATGGCCTTCATCCTCACCAATGTAAAAGCCAACATGACCACCGCCAGCACGATCAAACACAAGGATTGCGCCAGGGGCTAGTCGATCACGGCGCAGCAACGATCCGTAATCAGACCACGCTTTCGCACGCATATATAATTTAGGATAAGGCAGGCCGCTTTCCTTCATGCAGTAGGCAATGAATACACCGCACCAAGGCGTTTCGTCATTGCGCCACCATGCCTGCAAGTTTTCAAGCCAGCCGATGATCGTGGAATTATGCCTAGGCCCTGGAACCTCACGCAGCCCATCAAACTTCTTTGCAGTCTTCAGCCAGCGAGGAAGTGGTGCAGTCATAACAAGCCCAATCGTGTTCCAGCGAAGCCCATGACAGCAACGATTGCAGCGAGGATGAAGCGATCAACCCAAGCACTGGTCTCTTTCGTCTTAGGCGCTGTCAATTCCAATGCGGAAAGCCGATCCTCGATCTTGCCAATAGCTTTGAACGCACGCTCCAAGGCATCGGCAGTCTGCGCCTGGCGTTCCTCAACAAGAGCCAGCTTGGTGATTGCCTTAGATAATTCATTCAACGCGGTTTTCATATCAACCACGTCACTGTGAAGCATATCTATTTTGACAGTCAGGACATTCTCTTGGTTCACAGTAATCACCTAATCATTTGATGCAGTCTGGCAATCTCGTTACGCGTCTGGCAATGAAGCCTTGTACGCAGCCACTACGTCAGCGGTGTGCGTTGCGGCGCAGATCGCCTGCACGCGAGCATTTTCTGCGCTGTAATCATCGCCGGGGGCGACAACGTGACGGTGGAACGTGCCGCTGATCTGCTTTCCGTCTTCGAGGATGGCGGTCTTAGTACGAACTTGCACGCAGCCATTTTCGACAACTTCAATGTTATCTACTACTACGTTTTTTTCTAGAGCCATTTTTATTCTCCTGTTTCCAGCCCGGCTATCCCGCCAAGCATTAGGTTAGTCTTTAACTGCGTCTAGTAGAGGCTGTTTATCAAACTTTTCAAACGCGTAGAGTCCCAACAAAGTCGATAAATGCGCTTGGTTTCGATGGACAATTCGCCGCCAATCTTCGTCGGACATTGCCGGTGGCTTATCTTTTTTAATCCACGAAACAACAAGCAATGCCTCGTCGTATAATTCTTTTGTGATTTCCATATTCAGCCCCTTAGCAAGGATACCATTTGTCAGTTGATTCTTCGTATACAAAATTAACAATTTGCCCCGCAGTCATTGATGTCGGAAACAAGGAAACATCAGATGATGCGGTCCAATTTAAAGTTGTTATAGCTTCTTTAGTGTATATTGACAGCGTTTGTCCTTGGCGAAGTACGGCGCCCGTGTAACCCAAAGTTGCGTTAATAAGCGTGACAGTTCCTGTTGGGTCAAAAATCATCGCGTCTGTCGAACTTAAAATTCGATAGTTTATACTTGCCCCGGCGGAAGGCGCTAAATATTGCACTGCTTTTCCGCTGTAAGTACCGGAAACAGCCGATATAAAACTGCTAACATTGCCTACAACGTCAACGCGCCGCAAATCTTTGCTATCGTCTGTTCCGTCGTAAATTACATCCATTTTATTGACGCATTGGTTTTGTCCTGGGCCTTGCAAGGTCCAATTTTGCGACACCGGAGCGAACGGATGTAACGTTCCACTAACAATAAAGCGCGGGTTAATAATTAAAGATTGCGCAAAAGGTTGGATGCAGTACGTAAACTTAGTTGAGTTAGTCGGGTTCATGACTATCGTAGGTGTAATCAACGTCTGGTTGAACCCAGTCAGGTAAAATATATACGGGGTTGGAGGTGGGGACGCTAATTCTTCAACGGTAGGTGAAAAATAAATAATGTTTTGGCCGCTGCAACGGACTTGGCCTTCTCCAACAAGGCGGATAAACGTGTTGTTGAACCCGCCGTGGTCCATCATGATGCTGTTGCCAATTTGAGCAATAAAAAAGTCAAAGGTATTGTACGTACCTCCGTTTATCACCACAGCAGTTGTTTGCGTGTTTACAATGTCCATCCGAAACGTGCAATAGAACACATTATTTGCGGTGAAGGCTTGGATGTTTAGCCCTTGATAAGACGTAGATACAATCATGTCAAAATGTGACCTATAGATTGCGTATACGCCGAGCGCCTCAATTTTTACCGCCGCGACAGTCGCAGAAGCATGGCCGACAACGCCGAAATTTTCCAAGCGTAACGAAAGCAACTGACCAACAGTCGCGTCAGACAGACAGTTAATAGCTGGCTGCGCTGGGTCGCGCTGTAAAAACCGAGTGTTTTCGTATCCAGCACCCATCAAATTTACTTGATCGTAAATACGAAGCCCGGCGACGGAATAATTGCCGGGCGGACAATATACCCATTTTGACGCTTGTTGCGCTGCTTGAATTGCTGCCGTGCTATCAGCGACACCTGTGGGATCGGCGCCAAAATCTAAAATGTTGGCGGCGGCGCCGTTAATCATTGAGTATGTTGCTTTGGTTAACGACATTTTTTTACCCTAAACAAAATAGGTTGCTGTAAAAATTATTGATGTTGTTGCCGATATGGTGCTGCAAGCCACTACAAAAGGTCCGCTTACGTTAACAACACCGCCTTGGGTGTTTCCTACGTTAGATATGGCCCCTGCCACCGTTCCTACAGTGTTAAACGGAAGGCTATCTGTAACAATCCCAGTTGGACTGACAGATATTCCGATGCCCGTTAGAGAACCGCGTATTGTTACCTGTCGACCAATTTTTGTGTATGTACCTTCTGAACTTGTTGCTCCAACAAATGCTACGTTTGGCGTCCAAGTGCCTTCTTCATAGTCATTTAGCAATTCGCTGGTCATGCCAGCAGCACCAGTGTTTGCGCTGAAGTCAATGCCTTTGCCAGCGGCGGGAGTAAGAATCTGGTCAATCGTTGCTTTTTTGGTTGCACCTCCTTGAACAACGGGAACAACCTCAGTGCCGGCCAAAGCTGTAGCTGAAATTAATTGAGAGATTTTTGCGTCAGCCATGATTACGCTACCAATTCTATATTGGAGTTGAAGGGAGGCGCTTCAGAAAATACAATGTCACTACCAATAATGCTGTAAGTGCTTTTGAACTGATACACCCCATTGATGAAAACAAGCGATGGCACAAAGTTTATTGCGAACGTATCATCAACGCCATCACCAGAAAGATTTTGAACGGTTCCCTGTCCAAGAACGCTGAAGATTGATTCAGCACTATAAACCAAAGTGTCTTTGCTATCGCGCACCGTCATGCTGTAGTCGCCATTTACGAATACATTGGACACGGTGCCATTGCGGTAAAGATAGCCGCCTGAAGTCTTGATCGGCTGGGCAGCAGGAATGGTTAAAGCATCATCCCAATAGACTTGAATGGGATTGGCTTCTGCATCCGTGAACGCTGTGCCAATATATACGTTCCCATTGTCGAGAGGTTGACCAGCTCGATCTTGAAAGGTGGGAAACGGAACCTTGATCGTGGGTGCGCCCATTAAACGATCTCCTGCGCGCTCTGTATATCTGAAGTTGCGTTGTTTGGAAAGGTCATTGCGTTCGCACCATTGGCACGCCTTCTGATGAAGAAGGTTGCGTCTGTTCGTTCATTTGCGGTGCTGTTGCACTGAGCGTGGCCTTAAGCCAATCTTTAGGATTGTCGCTAATTCCAAATGCTTTTGCATAAGAACGGAAAGGCTTGCTCATTGAAAGTTTATTAACTGTCGCTGTCGATGGCGCACCTTGTGTCGCACTTTGTTCCAAAGCATTCAGGAATTCTGGATCTCTGAAAAGCTGTTGTGCAGCGTTCAATTTATTTTTTCCTAGCGTTCCCATCCATTCAATCATGTCTGGAACCAAAAAACTAAGGCCAGGAACATAACCAGTTACTCCAGCAGCAACACGTTGCATCATAGTGGAATTAAGAAAATTCTGTAACTTTCCTTGTGCCGCGAGCGATTTGCGTAAATCGGCTTGCAATGTTGCACCAGTGCCAAGACCTGATACCGACCTAGCTTCGGTCATCCTTTTGGAAACAGTAAGCAGTGAGTTCATTGCCTTAACCCATTCCGGCCCCATCTCTTTGGCGATTTTGCCAAAGACTTCAGGATTAGCACGCAGGCCAGGATAAAATTCACGAAATTCAGCAAATCCAAAACCCTGCGATCCTTTGGATCGAGTCACAGAAGAAATTGCAGTCGCAAGGGCTTCTTTGCGATATTCCGCAGGAACCGTATTCAACAGTTTAGTGAATTTTCTTGATCCACCTTTTTCAGCTTCTTTTATAGCCCCAAGGAGCAACGAATTTAGATCGCCTTCAAGATCACGCCCAAACGCTGAAACCATGCGTTTGCCCAAAGCACCTTGCTTGGCATATAATAAGTTTGCTGCACGTAGATTGCGGCGCGTTTGTTCGCCTGCAACACGCTCTACATTGTCCAATTGATCTTTTGCAAGCGCACTTTCAAGACGAGCCAATGATGCTTCATCCAAAGAGCCATAAGGGCTTTCTTTGCCTTCTTTAGCTCTGCGAATAAGATTTTTTTCGCGGATCAATCGGCCATATGTAATATCGCCACCAGCAGCTTCGCCAGTCTGGAAAAGATCAAGCAGCTTTTTTTCCTGCTGATTTAAACCACCTTCTCCGACCTCAGAAATAACCTGTTGCAACGTTGAAAACAGATTATCAAGATTTACTGGAGTATTCTTGGAAATGCCTTCATCAACCTGTTTATAAAGTGCTGAGGCTTGCTGCTTCAAAGCAGCCTTTGACTGCTCAAGACCAGTTTTAATTTTTTGCGAAACAGCGCCGGTCGCGGGTCTGCCTCCAATAAACAAGGCGTCAAATTGCTGTGAAATATCATCAGCATTATCAATAGCCTTGCGAAGCGTTACATCCCATTCGCCTTGAGCAGGCGTCCCGAATTGCGCTCTCTCCAAACCAAGTGCTGCCCTGATTTGTGGGTTATCAGCATAAACATCAATAGGCAGATTAAAACCAAGACTTTCAGCAACGGCTTTTGCTTCAGGATTTATCTCAGCTAGTTCAATAATTTTTTGCTGTGCCGCTTTGCCAGCAGAACCTTTTTTCGTGGCCGTGGCAATTAATTTATCAAGTTCCTCCGTTGGAATAAAACGAGATGGAGCGGCAGCTTCAGTAACAACTTCTTCTGCAACGCCAGCCGCTGGTGCGCCCATAGGTGCTGCTACCGGAGCCGCTTGAGCAGGTGCGAGAGGTGCTTCAGGAGCCATTGCAGCCGGTGAAGGCATTCCCATTGTAGGAGGCGCTTCAGGCGCTGCTCCAACAGGAATGGTTTCAGGCAAGGCAGCAGCAGGGCCACCACGCATACCACGAACAGCAGACACAACGACAGGCAATGCCTGCTCGATAACCTTACCGGCAGCACCAGCACCACCAGCAATAGCAATCTCGCCAGTGTCAAACGTGCCGCCAGCGCCTGCCTGCGTTGCTTCGATGCCAGCCTGAGTAAGAGCGGAGCCACCAGCAGCGCCAGCAACAGTAGTTGCACGGCCAGCAGGGGTGAACGCAAGAATGCCGCCTAGCGCACGGGGAACATCGCTCCAGCGAAAGCCGGGCTTAATGCCATATTCACGCCCATCCTGTGAGCGCAGAATATAGTTGCCCTTGGAATCCTGACGCACTTGAACGCCAGGATAGTTGGATTGAATGATCTTGACCGACTCTTCGGGGCTGGTGAACATCGTGCCGATGCCGGTGCGTGCGCCTGCAACGGAAAGCTCGTTCAATTCCGGCATGGTTGTCCATTCCGGCAATGCTTCGATCTCTGGCGTGCTGCGCTCTGAACCAGTGACGGTTTCGACAATACCTTCGAAGAATCCAGTCTCTTCGGGCGCTCCACCAGCTTCAGGCGGCAGAATGCGCGCACCAGCACCACCAGCATCACGGAACTCGATGGCCTTTAGAAGCTCATCCTGATTGGGTGAAATACCGAGTGTGCTTGCAAGCGCATTCAATTCTTGCAAAGAAGCGCCTTTATTAAATGCATCCTGAAGCTGCGTAGCCCTATCGCCTGCTGCGCCTGCCATTTCCAGTGGCGTTTCAAGAGTAATGCCTTGCTTGTCGGGATCTGCGCCTAGATCGGCCATTAGGCCGCGATATGTGGTTGCTAGATCGTTATAACCAGTCAACCGCTGATTATAGATCGAACGGGCAACATCAGCCATATCTTTGCGCTGCGTTTCGGAAAGACCTTGGCCGGAAAGCAATTGGTTATAAGCATTGCGAAAGCGATCAGGGACACCGGCTGCGTTTTGCACAGAAGCGGCTTCGCCTTCCCGAACGGTAGAGCCGGGGTCAAGGATTTTCATCAAAGAAAAGACAGAGCCAATGTTAGCGATTGGAGTGCCTTTAGATGTCAGATCAATAATCTGACGTGTTGCGTTGCGAACTTGACGAAATTCCTTAACTTCTGGAATGCCTAGAAATTCAGTTCTTATCGAACCAATTTGAGTGAATTCCTTGGATTCAACGCCACGCTGTTCTTCCCGTGCAGCACGGGCAGCAGATTCTTCCGCTATTTCAGCACCGCGAGATTCACGCGCTTCTCTGGCACGACGAGCTTGAGCCTCTTCAGCGGTTTCGCCACCAATGATCGGCTTAATGCTGGTAACAGGGACGCTGACAGGAGCAGGCTTGTAACCGCCATACTTCTTCAGGAAAGCTTCGTCATCTTGAGTTGCCATTTTTATTCCCCATACCTACGGCGAGAACCGCTTACATCAGGAGCCTTGCCCCAACCGGGGAAGGTTATATGAATTGCGCCTTTATTGCTAGGGATAGCCTTAACGCCAGGATACATTCGGCGGACAGTGGCAATGGCCTCTTGCGTAGACATTCCCTTCGGCGGCATGAAGTCCAAAGCATCACCTATTGGATGCGATCCGCTTTTGGTCTTGGTCAGCCCTTGAGCAACCAATGCCGCTTGATGACGCTGCGTTCTGAATCCACTTGTTGGTGCGAAGCCTAACTTTCCAAGATCGGCAATCGGGTTAATGTTACTGCCCTTGAAAGGTGCCAGACGGCTTTTCCGTCTGACCTCCTGTTCCAAGAATTTTAGCAGAAGCACCAGAGCCGAAAACCTTATCGAAGGTCTCTGGAGAAACGCGACCAGCCTTCAAATCAGCCTCGGCATCCGCAGGGATAATCGGCTTAACATCAACCGTTGATCTGCCACCTGCTTCAGCCGCAGCAACAGCGCGATCAATGTCTGATCGAAGAACGATGCCAACACCTGAAACAGCTACGTAAGGCTCAGTTTCCTTGAATGCCTTTTCGTAAATTCTGGAGCCTTCTTCGTCTTGGGCGAGAGCCGTGACAATCATAGACTCTTGCAGCTTTGGATTGTCCGAATATTGCTGATAAACGCTTTTCATGTCCTCTAGTTTTTTAACGAGAACAGGATTATCTTCGGCAGCTTTGATCCGCTGATCAATCAGGCTGAGAACCACTTCCGGCTTTTTGTTGCGGTGCGCCATCAATGCTTCGCCAGCCAATTGACGGATAAGCGGACGCTCCGCAGCAGTAGCGCCTTTTTGAACGGCGGAAATCTCCTGTTGAAATTCAGGATATTTAGCCATCAGTTCCTTGTAGCCATCAGGCGTTGGATTCTTAACCCAACTGGAAACTTCTGTCCCAAAGTTTGAAAGGCGCATCTGCTTATCACGCTCGGCTTCGGCACGCGCACGCTGGGCTTGAACCTGTTGCTGTTGCTGACCGATCTGCACACCAGAAAGGAATGCCTCGCCGGGTGCTGGGATCTTCAGCGTGTAATCAAATGGCTGAACCATGACTTACCTCAAAATCCTTTGAACATTGTCTGTAGGCCAGGGCCACCAGAACCATAAGCCATGCCAGCGAACTGCATTGGAAGCGCAGCGACGTTGCCCCATGCCTGACCAACGCCAAGAGCAGAACCAGCGCGTGCAGCGCCAGCTTGAGCCAACAGATCGGATATTTGACTGGCGGACTGCATCCCAGCCGCTCCGACACCGGCAGCGGATTGTTGACCAAGCGAAGTCATGCCGCCAAGGCGATTATATTGCTGTTCAAGAAACTGATTGAGCAATTGCGGACGGAACTGAGCCAATGCACCCTGAATGTTTCCACCGCGCAATCCACCAGTTGCCGAAGCCTGTTGCAACATGGCTTCTTCGCCCTGGCGCGCCAATGCCTGAAACATTGGACTTGCTTCTTGCTGGGCAGTGAATGCAGCCTGTGCCTCTGGGCCTGATAGACCAAGTGCAGCCATCTGTTGCTGAAGTGCGGGAGTACCAGCAGCGGCATAAGGTTCAAGGCGACGAGCCAATTCTTCACGGGCTGCGCGGGTTTCAGCAACGCCAAGCGCACTTGCATCAACCTGCGCCTTACCCGCTTTCTTCGCAGCACTAGCCCCAATAGCGCCTTGGGCAACACTGCCGACACCGGCAACAACCGCCGTGACTGGATCAGGCATCAGACATTTCCTTCATATAATCTTCGAGGCTTTCGCCATATAGCTTCAAAACTACAGGGCCGATATCCATAGCTAATTGAGAACCATGCTCAATCTGCACGGCAGCAAGAACCAAATCATAATAGCCAGCGCGCCAGACAAAGCTTGTGGCACAGGCTTGACCATCGCGTTCTACAACGTCGGAGGCTTTCCATTTCAAAACAGCAACGCCCATCAGCGGGATAAGGACGTGCGCGTTTCTTTGATAGAAGCCATTGGACGGCATTCCCACCAATGCGTTCCAGATTGAAGCGTCAAGATCATCGCGGTCTATTGCATCGCCATCAGCAATATCGTCGAATAACTGGATAACTTCCCAAAGCGCAATCAGCCAATCGACGGCTTCATCCGAAAGGCAAAGTGCCTCCGAGAAGTTCCGCCGAAGCCAGTATTTAGGAGAGCCGTCTAGCGTCATTCAAAACCCCTGAAGGTGAGCCACCGGCTGCTCAATAACGCTCGGTGGCTGAACCATAACACATTTGTCTTGCTATAAACAATAGTCATCATTATTCTTGACCCGCAGCTTACCTGACGGGGGACAGGCGATTCATCACCGCTTGCTGCGCTTTTCCTGATGCAACACTGTGATGAGGTGTTTTATGATTACCGCAGAACGCTTGCGTGAACTTGCGCATTATTGCCCTGAGACTGGCGAATTTACCCATCTTCAAAGCAAAGGCCGCAAAAAGGCCGGTATGCGTGCTGGTTCCCTTCGCAATGATGGATACATTTACATTATGTTTGGTGGCGTTCGTGCTTTGGCTCATAGATTCGCTTGGCTGTATATGACTGGAAACTGGCCTGATCAGGAAATAGATCACATTGATGGAAACAAGAGAAACAACGCTTTTTCAAACCTTCGGGATGTTGATCGTTCTCTAAATACGCAAAATCAAAATAAGGCGAAGCGAACAAGCAAAACTGGATACTTGGGCGTTCGTTATCATGGGCCTAATAAATTTGTTGCTGCAATTTCATTAAACGGGAAAAGCATTTACCTTGGCGTTTTCAAAAACCCTCACGAGGCGCATCAGGCATATCTAAATGCAAAACGCGCCATCCATGATGGATGCACGATTTAATCGCCTTCTTCGTAATCGCGCTCTTCCCAAGCCTGACACGCCCTCATGTCATGACAAATGAAGTCGAATTTTTCACAGTACCCACGGAATCCCGCTCCTACATCCCATTGGTTCCACGGGATCTTATCCATTTTTGCCTGCATGAGCGTTGAGTTAATAAAATACTCGCAATTTCCACAGCGGCGGCGACGGGCTTCTGCCTCATCGCACTGCATGGCCTTGCCAAGCGCACGCCAATATTCAGGGTTTGCACCGCGCTCGTTGCTGGGCTTTTCAGGGCCTAGCATCCAATCGTCGATCACGACTTGCGTGTTCTTCTTGTTCTGCGAGGCAGTGATGAACGGTTCGCTTTCACGCAGACCGGCAAAGCCTTCGATCATGATCATGGGCTTTTTCATTATGCGATCTCCCTGCCAGATGCGCGAATGTTGATTGACGTGCCGGTGCTGGCAATCGTTGAAATGAAATTGCCGTTTGCAAGAACCTGGCCGACCAATTCGGGGAAGGTATATGTCTCGGACGGCTGAAGCGTCTTGGTCTTGACGATCAGGTTATCATTCCCTGCGCTGCCAGACAAAGCAACAAGGTTAACGCTGATCGTGCGTGCAACCGTGTCGTAATTAGTCGCAGTGAACTTGTCGATGATCGTGGTCACGTTCGTCGCGGTGTATTGCGTTGTCTGCGTTGCCTCGGCTGTTTTAGCCGAAATCAAAACCCTTGTAAGAACAGCCATGTTAGACCTCCATTGAACTGATGTTATCGCTCACCGTCACAATTACAGACGGAGTTGCCGGATGCACGGCTGTTGCGGCTTCATACAATATCTGAACGGAAGTATCATCAACTTCCCACATTAATTCAATATAGTCGCCTGCGTTAAGCTGGACCAGATAATTCCATGCAGCCAACAATTCTGCGTTATTACCCTGGAGGCGAACAAATCCCGTGCTGTCGGGAACGTCGACGCCATTCTTGCGAAGCCAAATCCAGACCAGCCCTGTGCCGCCTGAAGTCTTGTCCAACTGTGCAGAGAATTGGACGTTATAAACATTAGGTCGATCTACATAGATGCGCGAAGCCGGAGATCCGATATACACACCCTGAGAAAGATCGGTTGTGTTTATCGTCATGGCATAAGCGGTATTGATTGCCGCTGCCGTCTGCGTTGTCGTGTCGTAGAACGATCCGAAGCGCGGCGTGCGAAACTCTTTAGGCGGAGGCTGTTGCTGCAAGGCGGTGATCTGGTCTTGCAATGCAGCTATGTCGCTTTGCGTCGGCGCTTCAGGTGCATAAGCCAGAAGTTGCACAAGGCTTTGCAGGGCTTCAACTTGGCTCAACGCTTCGTTCGCAGATGCACCAGCATTGCCAGCCGAGACGCTCACGTCATCAAGCGTTACCGTATTGATGGTGTCGACAATCTGAAACAGCTTTTCGAACTGCTTGATCTGCTCATGATCCTGAAGGAACATAGCAAGCTGATCGCGTGTCAGATTAAGGCGGAACGGCGTAGCCATTAGAACGCCAATCCCTCGATCTGGGCCTCTAGCCTAGCAAAAGACATATGTGCGTCTGAATTGCCTTGGAAGCGTTGCGTGCGCCAGTTACGCATCCATCCCTGTTGGAACCACACAAGACGCTTTGCGCGCTGTCCCTGCTTGCCAGCCTTGATGAACTTCTGTTGGCTCCACGTCTGCCCATCAGTGGAATAGGACGTGTTGATTGTTGGATCGAGACCAAACGCAGCCGATCCAGTCAGGCCGACCAGTTCCAGATTCGTTATGATCGCGCCGCGCCCTTCATTGTACAGAATGGTCGTGGAAAATTCCCAGCGCACTTTTACCCCATAGTGCGAGGAAATATCCTGCGTCATGTAACCGACGTTGTTGCTTGCTGGATCGCCAACCAGCCATTTGTCATAACACCAGACCAGATTACGTGCGCGATACTGGCTGAAGTCAACAAGGCTGCTTGTCAGGATGAACCAGACGGGCTGCCCAAGGTCTTGGCTTGCCGATGCGTCATAGACCAACGTCTTGTTAGGCAGATGGACATAAAGATGCTGGTGCGACTTATCGTTACGAGATTCAAGTTTCACGCTTGCCAATTGCGCTTCAGTATAATCCAGAAGCAGCATATCAATCTCTTGCGTGCTGATCTTCTGCGTCTGCGAATTCGCGCCGACATAGATTCCTGGGGCCTCGTTAAAACCGCTGCCGAGGAACGCAATGTTCTCCATATAAACGCAACAGCCGTGGGTGCCAATGACGCCCTTTTCGATCTGTGCGCCCTCGATGCGCTGGAACGGAAATAGATCGCCGCCAACGTTGTCGAACACTTCGATAGTGTGACGGTTCAGCGCGTAAATCTCATTTCGCAGTTTGAGCAATGCAACGACGGGATCGGGGTCAACTTCAGACGATCCGTATTTAAGGGGATTGACTGCCAGCGGGTTTCCGAGATCCGTGACAACCAGAAACTCGCCGTCCGTGGTCATCCAATAACCATCGACCCATACCGTGTCTAAGACAGTGCCGAGATCAGGATCGGTGTTCTGCGATAGCGTTGAGGTGGCTGGATTCCAAAAGAATAGATTGCCGTTTGATGCGATGCCCAAAAGGTCGAAGTCGTAATCAAGCGTTACTAGATCGCCATCATCACCAACATCGCCAAGAATGGTGATCGTGCCAGTGGGACCGACAGTGACCAACTTGGAACCCATCACCCGATAGCAAACACCACGCCAATTGATGCCGCCGCGATCTGTGCCCGGGCCAGTTCCGTTGGTGACCAAGCCATCAGCGGGGCGCAAAAACCCCTCACTAATGCCGTTGGTTTTGGGAACAGGGATGAAGTTTACAGGATATGACGTGCGAAAGTCAGGCCCATTATCCGTAAAGATACCGTTGATGATTGGAATCTGAACCATGTTTTATCCGTCAAGAAGGATATAGCCGCCATCCTCAAGCAAAAGGAAATCCCCATCTTCCTGAAGAAGTGCGCCAAGCACTGGGCCGCCACCAGTATTGAAATACCGAAGGCGAGTGCGAAGGCGCGTCAATAGGAACATTAGAAGCCCTCACCAGGAATGATGTGCAGCGAACCGCCGCCAGCAGGAGCGATATAGGCGATCTTATCGTAATCGCGGAACTTACTGATGCTCACCTGACCATTAGGCGGAACCAGATAGTCAGCAGTCGTTGCAGCAATAGTGCCAGTGCCAACGCGGATAAAGCATTCAACCGAATTGCGGCTGGTGATGCAAAGCGATGTGGTGTTGACAGGAATGCTGCTGGTTGCCGAGGTATTGCCAGGCGTAACCACAATGGCTTGACCATATGCCGGTGCAAAACTTTCGATATTTGCCATTCTAAAACTCCTTCAAATACAATTAGCACAAACTGGCCAGATAGTCACCACTTCACCTTGTCAGCCCAGAAGGCGGCGCTCATCTTGCCCTTAGCGATATTCTTCGCGTGCCTAGCTTTGAAGGAGGCGCGCTTCTTTTTCATGGCTTCAGACTCACCCTTCTTGGGTTTGCCAGCAGTCTTCGCGCCCTGCTCTCCAAATCGGATCGTCTTGATCTTATCGCTTTCCTTGGCGACAACGATATGCGACTTCTTCGGATGGTCAGGCGTGCGCTTGGGCTTATTGAAAGCCGAAACACCAGCACGGGCGAGGCGGCTATCTTTTTTCAATTAGCCGACTTTCCAGTTAGTGCCATCGCTATAAACAGGAACCTTATTTGCACCGCCACCAGCAACAGTTGCAGCAAAAGTCGCAGTGCTGCCATCGGTGATGAATGCACGCGCACCTGTTAGACCAACTGCGCTGGGAAGTTGGGTAAATGTCACTGGAGTAGTCTGCACGGTATTGCAAACAACGCCATCCATATTGGCTTCGATATATTCAATCAGCGTGGTGATTGATGCGCGGCGGCTATCACCCTGATCGGGAACCCATAGAACGACATTGTTACCGCCTGAGACCTGCGTGATCAGCGGAAGCTGGTTAATAGTCGGCATTGATTAACTCCATTCAATAGGGCCATCCGGCCCAGCATCCACAGGATCGACAGGCGGATAGACGTAAGGATTGTCCCAGCGCCACGGCTTATTGCCCTGACCAATCGGCATGGTTTCAGGCAATTGTTTCTCAAGCGGGAATGCAGCGCGTTGCAAGAGAATGTTATAGGCATTTTTTGCCATCGCCTTAGTATCGGGCGAGACGGTCTTGCCGTAGCCTGGGGCAATGCGAATGGCGAGGTTAGTGATAACTGCTTCCCATGCGCTGTCAGGCGTGTTGGTCTCTGTGTCCAGATCGCTGTCTTGCGGACTACTAGCAATGGCATAGCCGAGGCGAACGCCCTGCGCGTTCCATTCCATCATCATAGCATCCAAACGCCGTAGTGCGCTCTCAAGCTGTTCAGGCGAGAGATCGAATACGTAATCTGCCAGCCCTATTTCCTCAAAGGCCGCAGTCACGAACTGACGCTTGGTATAGCCCACTATCAATCCTCCAATGCAGCGGCGATCCGCTCGGCAAGCTTCATATCAGATGTTCGCGCATTAAACGAGACACCAAGTTCTTTCGCCTTGGATTCTAGTTCATCGCGGGTCGGATCTGAAACTTCGTCGATAGCGTCCTCAAACGCTTCAGCGGCTTCGATAACCTTGGCAGCCTTCTTACCGCCCAGAGCCTCTTCATAGGACGGAAACCAGCCTTTAGCGGTCAATACGTCAAATGCTTCCTGATCGGCAGCGCCTCTTGTGTCATAAGTTCCGCCACGCGGCATTTTGAATGGGCCGGGAACGCGAAACATGATCGTAGGAAAGTCAGTCATTTCTTTTTCCGCTTCGGAGCCTTGCTTGGCTTGCCTGCTTTCATAGCGGCATCGCGGGCAACGTTGAGAGCAATGGCAATGGCCTGCTTTTTCGGGCGGCCAGCCTTTTCTTCCATCTTGATGTTCTTGCCGATGCTAGTCCGGCTGTAACCTTTTTTAAGCGGCATGAATTATCTCCCTAGGAAGGTCGGGGGGGATGACTTCCAAATCCCCCCCCTCCCAATTAGACTTACGTCTGGTTGAAAAGCAGAATGCCTGCCATTTCAGGGTTTGTACACACAACGCCGTAGAGCGTATCGAGCGTGTAAAGCGTCTGGAAGGTCAGCGGATCGAACTTCTTGGTCATGACCAGTTCGATGCCCTGATCGGTCGAAGCGCGCAGAACGTCCACGCCAGCACCATCAGGAACAGCGTAACGGCCCGGAAGCAGTTCGATCGAATTCTTGTGCCAGAACGGGTTGATGTTCGAAGCAGCGATGTTCTTGAAGACGATCGGAGCAGTTGCCGAAGTCGATGCAACGAACACGTTCTGATACTGAAGTTCAGCATCGGTCGGGGACGAGTTTGCACCAATGATCGGCGGGCTGATCGTCATGGTCGTGCCGCTATCAACCGAGATAACGCGGAACGTCTTAAGCTGTCCCGTGCTACGCTTGGTGATGTGGTGAACCGCTTCGATGCCGGTGATTTCAAACGAGTCGCCAGCAGTGATGCCGGTGGTCGAAGAAACAGTAACCTGCTGATAGCGGTTGTCCACGTTGAGAACGCCAGCAACGCTGGTCGTGGTTGCCTGCGGAACGTAACGAACCTGAGCGCCGTTGGTGGCGATGGTACGGCTTGCCGAGTTGTCAGCGCAACGGTTGGCATAGTCGAGCTTGTAGGTCTCGAAGCCAGCCACGGGGCCAACATACGAACGCTCGTAAGCGTTAGCCGACTTAGTGCCGGTGAACGAACGAGTCGCCACAGCCAAGTTGCCAGCCATGCCGTTGTAATCGCGGCTCGACAGAGCGAGGTAACGATCACCAGCCATGACACCCTGTTCGTTCATGATGCTATCGCACAGAGCAATGTCATCATAATCGCCAGCGGGGGTTGCAACAGAAACAACGAGCGTACCCTGTGCCGAAGCAACGTCCATAACCGACAGGTTAATGTCCGAAGCAAGCTTCTGCTTTGCAGCATCGCCCAGGCGACCTTCCTGCAATGCGTCACGCAGTTCCAGAGCGTCCATCTGCCAAGCCGAGCACTGGCTGAAGCCGAGGGTCGAAGGAACCGAAAGCTGCGTCATGTTCTGAATGTCGCTTGCAATCGTGGTGCCGACAGTACGGCTGAACGACTGAGCGATGTAGGGCTGCGGACGCCAGATGGTGTCACGAGCGCGTTCCATCGTCACGCCGTTGGTGTTGTATACGTTGATGTTCTTCGAGAGAATCAGCGCATCGTTGAAGCCTTCGAGGATGTTTTCAAAGGCGACAATTTCTTCTTTTGAAAAGGCGTTAGCCATTGTCTTAACTCCAAATTAGGTTTTCTTGCCGCGCTTATAGGCCATGACCTTTGATAGATCGCCGGTCTTAAGAGCCTCTTCACGCAAGCGTTCAAGGGTGGAATCCACACTGCCTGAAATGCGTCCGCCTCCAGTGGAGATGGTGCGTTCAGGTGATGCGGCTGCTTTACGGTTCGTTACTT